CGCGAGCGCATCATCGGCCGGCGCCAGCGCGGCGGCCAGCGCCTCAACGGCGGCGGTCGCCTTGGTCAGCGGGTCGATAACCGTTTCCGCAGGCTCGGCGGCGGCGGGCTCAAGACCCTTCTCGGCCTTCGCCAGTTCCGCGACGTGCTCGGCAGTCTCCGCATTAGCTGCGGCGGCCTCCAACTCCGCTTCGGCCGCGACCTTCTTCGCGAGGGCTTCAGCGACAGCCGCGCCGGCCAGGCCGGGATCGGGCTTCGCGGCGGCGTCGGCCGCAGCTTTCGCCAGAGCTTCGGCCGCGATCAAGCCGAGCGCGGCCTTCTCGGCGATCGCCCTCTCAATCTTTTCGTCTTTGGGTTCCGGCATATTCTCGCTTTCAATGCTTGCCGCTTTCCAAACATCGAAGCGGGCGTCGGGGTTAGAGGGTCGATCCACGATTGAAATCTCGTGAAGCGCAATCTTCGTGATGGTTTTCTTGTTCAGCGGATCGCGGGCAATGACCTTGCCGCCGATGCTGAAGCCCTTGTAAACGCCGGCGACCACCTTCGCCCACGCGGCATCGTCAACGATCTTGGCCACAAGGAAGAGGCCCTTATCGTCGACCGACGCTTCCTCGGCGGTTCCTACCGCCGAAGGCTGATGCATTTCGCGGATATTCGCCCACGCGAGATAATCGTCTAGCGCGCCTTCAATGGCGGCCTTCGTTACCGTCTCGCCAGCGTGATCGACTGACTCGGTCGACGCATACCCTGCGACTGTGCGCTTTTCGGCGTCGACCTTCTGAATTGAGCCGTAAAGGCGCATCGTGGTGTTCCTTTAGACGGCCGCGCCGGTGTTGGGATTGCGCCACGCGGCGCCTTCCCAAACGATAACGAAGCCAAGCGTCGTGTCGTGGAATAGCTGCGGCGTGTTGGGCCTCGTCGGGCGCTGCGCCGTGGTGCCGACCTGCGCCACCGTTACCCATCCGTTAGCGCCAAGAATCCCATAATCGAAGTCTGGAACCGTGATGGTTGAGCCGGGCGAACAAACGTATGTTCTCCCGTTGACCGACGTGACGTGAGGCGCCAGCGTCGGCAGCATTAGATAATTTGCCATTATTGGGTTTGTGCTTTCGGTCTTTCAGGTGACGGGGAAGAGGAAGTCGCGGCCGGTTTCGATTTTGTCTTGCCCGGCGTGGGCCTTCCTGCGGGCGGCGCGGTCGCCGCTTCGATAGATGCCTCGGCGGCTTCCTCGACTGTGTCGAGGGGAACGGCGCCGACGCCGGTGTAGATCAAATGTTGATCGCCTTCGGGTCCGATCGACTCTTGTCCGACTTCGTCGCGGACTTCGTTGACCGTCATCGTTCCGTTTTTCAGATAGAGGTCATGGACGCGCGCCAGCTTTTCGCGGTCAAGTTCGGAGTCGGTATCCCAAACAAATTCGAGGTCCGAAAACCCCAAATCGTCCTGAATAATCCCGTCGAATAGGCGTTTTGTCCAAACAAGTAGGGGAGAAAGCCCCTCCTCCATTCCGCGATCTTGATCCTCTTGCGCGGTGCCGCGATTCATCTGCTTGACGAAAGGCGTCGGCGGAATCGAAAAACAGTAGCAAACGATGCGCGCCAACCACTCATCGAACTCATCTTTGATCGGCGCGTCTTTGAAGCCCTGATATTTCGTGCCATTCGGCACAGAAACCATCTTGGACCGATTGGCCATATTCCCCGACAGCAAGCCGTCAAGATAATCCTGCCATTCGATCACCTGATCCGGCGTCCAACCATCAGGAACCGACAAGAGGCCCTGCGGAATGTTGCCTTCGGTGAAATACGCAAGCTGTTGCGTCTGGCGTCGCATGAGCGTGTTGATCGTAACGATGATCTGCTCAACCGGACTGAAGCCGTAAAGGTGGTTCGACCGCATGTTGCGCGGGATATAAATCAGGTCCTTCGTCGTCAGTTGGTTCCAAACGATGCCCTTGATGATTTGCTCATAGGCAGGGGCGGGAGCGGCGGGACGCCGGCCGTTGATGTCGACCAACACCTTGATGGTCGCGCCGTCGACAACGTCGAGGCCAAGCAGCGTATCGCCGCCACGGTTCCAACGGCGCTCGATAGCGGGCGCGTCGATCGCAAGCATGTCTTCAATGAGCGGGCGCAACCACGCGGCGAACGGCGTAACGCCATCCGGCTTGCGGAAAAGCCTCTCGCACTTGCTGACTCGCTCTTCGGCGTCTGTGCGCTTCTTTCGGTTCAGCTTCGGGCGCACCATCCAATTCAGGCGCTCGATTTGGTCCTTGCGGGTTTCGATCGCCAGGCGAACAAGTTCGACGTTGGCGAATGACCGCAACTCAGGAAATTGGAACGGCTCATAAGCGCGCGGAGTCCAGTTGAGGTTCGTCCCTTGCGGGAAGTCCTTTACGCGAAGCGGCTGCGGCGCCGAAGGTATCGGCGGCTCGCCAGGCGAGAAGATCGCCGATGATGGCGCGAACGTTGATTGGAAAAGATCGCGCGCAGTGCTGAGTATCGTTCTAACGCCACCTGTGGGCATAGTTCGCCGTCCCTCTGCCCGTTAGAGGGCCGTAAATGTGATGGCGGCGCGCGGGAATTGAACCCGCACTCCGGGCGCAAGCGCTTCGTGTTACCGCAACACGCCGCCAAACTCAGTCTTGGTATTCGTTGCCCATGATTTTCGCATACTCGACAGAGCCGGGCGCGTAAGTGATCAAGGCCGGTTCCGGCTTTTTCTTCGCCTCGATCGCCTTGACGTTCTGTTTTGACCGGATGGCCTCAAGCAACGCTTCGCCCGGCCCGAATTTGCCGACGAGTCCGTTGAAGGCTTCAGCCGTTGCGTCCACGTCGTCGTCGTGCGTCGACTCAGGGAAGCTCTCAAGCTGCGAAAAGAACCGCTCATTCCACGGCGCGCGCAGAACGATGACGTTGCCGAGCACGCCATGAATAGGATCAGCTTGCGCCGAGAACCCCGAGAAGCGCGTCACCTTGTCGCCGCTCGCGATGGCGAACCTGACATTGTAGCCGGCCAGCAATTTGCGGTAGACCTCTACCTGCGCCTTACCGGCTGCGGCGGGGTCTTGCGGCAAGTGGATGCGAACCGGCCCGTAAGCAAGTTCGTCAGCCTTCGCCGTCTTCAGCACAAGCTGTTCGACCCGCATAGGCGAGCCTTGCAAGAACGTGTGATCGGCGACAATGAATCGGCCATCAGGGCAACGGCCGATCAGCGTTCCGACAGTCCAGTCAGGATCGTTCGATGGCGTCTTCGGCGTCGCCGCGATATCCCAACCGCGCACCAACTTCGTGCCGAGCGGGACAGAGTCGACAAGCTCGCACCAATTGCGCTGAAAATAGAGGCCCGACGAAGGGCGAATTTTCCAGTTGCCGTTGAGAAGGCGCTCGCGTTCGACGCGGTCCATATTCATCAGCTTGGCGCGATAGCCGGGGTCGGCCTCCATCAAGATTTTGTTATCGGACAGAAGCGACGGAATGAACGTAACCGATATCGGCTCGCTGCCGGGATAGTTGACCTTTAATTCCTCTTCGCTATCGCCCCATACGGTGATGTCGCCAACCTTCGCCAGCCATCGCAGAACGCCAGAGCGTTCAGGAATCGCGTATCCGGTATTTTGGTCGATCCACCACGAAATGAATTCCGCCACCCAGCTATCCGAATCCGGGTTGCAGGTCGCGCGGATATACGGGCGGATGCCCTTCACCGTGACGCGGTTCCGAGAAAGCATGTAGAAGAATTGAGCGCGCGTGAAATGCGTTAGCTCGTCTAATCCGAGCATCGGAATCTGAGCGCCTTGATATTTCAGAACGTCCTTGTCGTGCTCAAGGCCGGCAAACGTGATCTTCCCACCGAAACGCTGGCCAGGCTTCACGAAGGTCCACGAAAAGTTATCGAGACGCGGACGCGCGCCGAGAGCGCCATACATGGGAATCGACGTGTCCCACAGGCCGCCCTCTTTCTTCACGTCAGCAAGTGTGCGCCGCAGAACAACGGCGCCGAAGCCGGGCTTATCCTTGTGGCGCGCGGCCTCAAGCAGAAGGGCGTAGGACTTGCCGCCGCCCGCCGCGCCGCCGAAGATGGCTATATCTGCCAGAGATGTCAGAAAGGCTGTCTGCGGCCCCGGTTGCGGCTTCAGGCCG